TGGGTAAAGACGAATGTGGAGGACTACGCCAACGCCCTGTCCGATGCCGTGGGGCAGGCGCGAGTCTTGGGGCTGTTCCGCAACGGGCCCGCGCTTGAACTGACGCACATCAAGAACCCCAAGCCCATCATGCAGAAGGAGGAAGCCGATGCAGTCCAATTGCCCTTCTAACCTGTTCGACCGCGCCGAAGCCGAGCGCCGCAAGGAGTCCGGCATGGCCCGCGCACGCACGGCACGATCCGGCATCCTCGCCATCGCGCAGCGCATCGCCGCGCAAATCTGCGACGAGTACGGCACCGTGACTTCCGACGATGTGGCGATGCGGATGGAGAAGATCGGCTTGACCTACTCCGGGTTGGGCAACGCAAGCGGAAGCGTGTTCCGCAACGGGTTTGAGTGGACGGGGCAAGTCACCAAGTCGAAGCGCCCATCGACGCATGGCCGGATGATCCGTGTTTGGAGGAAAGCATGAGCCTGTACGCAATCACGAGCGAGATGCAAGCGATCCTTGACGCGATGCTTGACGGCGGGGCCGACAGCCCCGAAGCAATGGAAGCGTTGGATGCCGCGCTCACCGACTTGGACGGCGCGCTTGAGCAGAAAGCGGAGTCCTACGCGGGCCTGATCCGCGAATTGGAGATGCGTTCGCAGATGCGGACGGAGGAGATGAAGCGCATCCGTGCGCTTGCGGACGCGGACGCGACCCTAGCCGAGCGCCTGAAGGAACGGTTGCGGGACGCGATGACCTCCACGGGCAAGACCCGGATCGAAACCGCACGGTTCAAGTTGTCGGTGGTCGGCAACGGCGGGCGGCAACCCCTGTCGATTGCCGACCCGGACGCGCTGCCGGAAGCCTTCACCCGCACGATCAGGGAACCGGACACGAACGCGATCCGCGCCGCTTTAGATGGCGGTGTGCCCGTCCCCGGGTGTACGCTGCTCCCGAGAGGGTCGCGCCTGTCGATCAAGTAGCACCCCACAATCCATCCTGCATGGCCCGTATGGGCCGTGTCTCCCCCCCTAGTCAGGCCCGCAGGACGCGGTAGCCCGCTAGGGGGTTTTATTGCCCGGTGCAGATTTTCAAATAAATCCACCCAAATTGCCTTCTACCCCCTTGCACCCCGGCGGATCGGGGGTACAGTACGGGTGTTGAGCAAGTCGCTCACGCCGACCCCGCCGGACGCGGGACGCAGGAGACACAGATGACCAAGACCAACATCAACCTGATCGTGAACGGCAGCAAGGTTTACACCCGCAAGACCACGGGCCGACCCTACACCCACGCGCTTGTCACCGGATCAAACGGCAAGTGGTCGATCATCTCCTGCTCTAGCAAGGGCACCGCCGCTTTGCAGCGCACGATTGACGAGGCGCAGGAAAAGATGGCATGGTGCGAAAAGCACCTGACTGCCGATCCGACCAACAATTACGCATGGACTTGGCGTTCCTGCCGCGATCAGATCGCCATGACCGAGTACCGCATCCTCCCGATCATCGATAACACCGTGACGCTGAACGCCTGACCCCCGACCGGGGGCGGGCAAAGCGCCCGCCCCCCACGCCCCGGATGGGGCAAAAGGAAACAGCACGATGGAAGCCCACCTAGAAGCACCCGCCACCCCCGACCGCGTTCGACGCGCCATGCGCCGCCACGGACTCCGCGACTACGACATCGCAAAGGCGGGCGGAACTTGGTATGTGCATGGCGGCGACTCCCACACTTGGTATTCCTCAAGCCTGAACACCTACACCCTCGCCGGGGTATCGGTCGCGTATTGGATTCAGACGATCCAAGCGATGAAGCGCGCAGCACAACCCGCGTAACCCAATCTGACGGGGCCAAGCGGGAAACGGAAGGGCAGGCAGGCTAAACCCCTGTCTGCCCTTTGTACTTGCACCCAAGCCCATCGGGGCTACAATCCACCCATGCAACTCGCCATCGCCAAGCCGCAGGATGTACGCGGCGCGATCCTGACCGCGCTAGAGGCGCAAGGACGCTCCCGGTATTCCTTCGCCAAGACCATCGCAGATCGCGGGATCGTGCAGATGCACACCGTCGATTCCATCCTCGCGCCGCCCGAAGCGGCGACAGCGACCACGCCCACCCTGTCCACCGCCATCCGCCTGCTGAACGAAGCCGGGTACGACCTGATCGCCGTGCGGAGGTAAGCGATGAGCCGCAACGGCGTTACACTCATGCGGGAGGGCCGATGACCAACGAAGAAAAAGACGCGGGGGTAAAGGGGGACTATGACCCCGTGGCACGCGCCGAAAATCGGCGGCATCTTCGCGTCATCGAAGAAGCCGTCTACGGCGGGTGGGATCTGCCGGAAGGCGTGTCGCAGGCGATCCCGATCACCCTGAAGGGGATCATGGATGATCCAAACGCATCCGTGCGTGACCGCATCCGCGCTTCGGAATGCCTCGTCGCGCTGCGCCGGGATCGCATGGAAGCCGCGATTCAACTTGACCGCATCCGGCGATTGGATCAGGGCACGGCAACCGACCGCGTAGAAATCCTCAAGGGGCTATCAGACGATGCCCTGCGTGCCGTGGCCGAAGTCCTGAACCCGCCATGCCCAAAGCCCGAAGCCCCGAAGCGCAAGCGAAAGTGACCCCGGAGCACGCGGTACAAGCCGCACGGGAGAACCCCGCCGCCTTCATCGGCCTGTGCATCGGCAAGCCCGTGAGCGGCTTGCAGCGGGAGATGATTCACCATGCGCTTGTCCACCGGGAGTGGTACGCGGAGATCCCCCGTGGCCACGCCAAGACAAGCACCTACGCGTACCTCGCAGCGTGGTGGCTCGGCATCCGCCCGGATGCCCGGTTCAAGATCGTTTCACAGAACGATGAAACGGCATCGGCTACCTCGCGCTTCATCCGCGACATCATCCGAAGCCCCGCGTACCGGGCTTGCTTCCCCTCCGTGACCCTGAAGCCCGGGGAAGACACCGTGACCGCATGGAGCGTCTTAGCGCCCGGGCTAGGCCCACGGCGCGATCCCTCCGTGCAGGCTTCCGGCGTGTTCGGTCGCACGGGTGGCCGCGCCGATGTGATTTGGTTCGATGACCTGTGCGACCTACGCAACTCCGTGCTGCAACCCGCCCTGCGTGAGCAAGTCAAGGAAGCCGTATCGAATGTGTGGCTCCCGATGCTTGACCCATCCGGGCCGCACCCCTCTCGCGTATGGCGCAGCGCGACCCCCTTCCATGTCGATGACCTGACCGCAGATTGGCGGAAGGAATGCGAGGAAGCCGGAACGCTCCTGCGCCGCCCCTGCTTGGGCACAAGCAGCCCGTGGCCGGAAGTGTTCACGGCGGAAATCCTCGCAGCCCGCCGCAAGGCGATGGGGCCGATGGGCTACGCCCGCGCCTACGAACTCGTCCCCCTCTCCTCCGACCTGTTGGTGTTCCGCCCGGAGTGGTTGGGGTACTACAGGTCTAGCGAACTTCCCAAGGTGACGCGCACCGTTGCGGCGCTTGATTGGGGCTACGGCAAGAAGGCGCAGGAACGCGACGATCCCGACTACTCCGTATGCCTAGTGGGTGAAGTAGATAGTTCCCGCCGCCTGTACCTGACCGACATTTTGCGCGTGCGCGAGGCGTTCCCCGTGTTCGCAAAGCAGGCCGCAGCCCTGCTAGCACGCCGGGGAGTGTCCGTGGTCTTGGCCGAAGCGAACGGGCCGCAGAAGGGCATCTTCGACCAATTCCGCGAGATGACTTCGCAGCCGATGGTGTCCGTGGAGCGCACCACGGACAAGCACCTACGCGCAGCGGGGGCGCAGCCGTTCGTTGAGCAGGGGCGGCTCCTGTTCCCGACCGACGATGCCGGGAAGATTCTCCCCGCCTTCCAAGCCGTCACGGATGAACTCCTTGCTTTCCCCGCAGGCTCCCACGATGACACCGTGGACGCGGTGGTAGACCTGTGCGGAGAAGCCGTGCGCGGCACGCTCACGCGGGACGAGAAGGCCGCGAAGCGCATCGAACGCCCGGATGCCATCGGTCGGATGTTCGATCAGCGCAGCCCGAAGCGCCCCTTCTTCGCTTGATCCTTGCTCATGCAATGTGCATCGGTACGATTGGAGCATCGGCAGAAAGGCCACAATGGACAAGAGCGAGACTTACAAGGCCATTGCTTCCCGGCTCGGTATGGCGGCACGCCCCGGCGCGAAAGCGGTGATGAGCAAGGCGACCGATGCTCTTGATTACATCAAGTCAAGCATTGCAAGCGGCAAGACCGTGTATGTGCAGGCAGGCTCACGAACGACGAAAATCACTCCGCAGACCTATGCCAAGTGGGAGGCGGCAGGCAGGCCGCTGTTCAAGATCAGCAACGATGGCGCATTGCTGATGGCAAGCGGTTCTTCGTATGTGCGCCTGACGATGGGCGAAGAAATGCTTGTGCGTGTTACGGCAATGTCCCGCTCCGGCGCGAAGTCCCATCACGCCATCCGCGAAGGCAACAAGGTGAGCGCGTCCGACGATGCCGTGTCCCGCAAGATCCGCAAGTTGATGGACGAGGGCAAGCCGCAGAAGCAGGCGGTAGCCATCGCCCTTGACCTTGAGCGCCGGGGTGAACTGTGACCCAACTTCCGCAGCCGGGATCGAACCCGATGGCGAACGGCGTGCCCCCCGAGAAGCGGGTACGCAAGCCCCTGCCCGCGCCCGTTGAGCGCGGCATCACGCACCCTCTCGCTACCCCGGTGGAGGTGCAGCGGTCTTTCTTCACGACCGCAGACAAGTTGCTGCGGAACAGCAGCCTCGCCTACCGCCTGAACCCGCAGTATCAGATGATGATGCGGGCGGATGCGGACATCGAAGGTGTCCTGCGATCCCTGCAAGTCACGCTTGCAAGCCTTGAGTGGGCCATCGTCCCGGAGGATGACGAGAACGAACGCCTTGTCGCGCTTGCCGAACGCATCAGCAAGATTTTCGACGCGATGCCCCGGCGCAGCGATTTCGTTCGTTCGATGCATGAAGCGGTGTGGTACGGCAATTCCGCCGCCAATCTCGTCTACGCCAAGCATCCCGACCTCGGCATCTCGGTGAAGGAGTGGTATCCCTTCCACCCCGACACCATCGCTTACGATCAGCGCGGAAACCTTGCGATGAAGGTGGGAGCCGCGTACAGCGCGGACGGCCCGTCCTCGCAGAACATCGGCTTCGATGCCCGCGTCCACATCTTCGATGAGCAGGAGCGCCGCGCCATCGTCCTGCATC